GAGTCAGCAGAGAAGTCCGTCACCGCAAGGTCAATTGCAAGTAGCGCCTGCGACTGCGAAGCCTTCTGGATTATCGGAACTGTCTGAGAGCAAACCGCGAAAAGGGTTCCGCTCGCCGTGTAGAGGCCGACCTCGTAGACCGTGTAGGCCTCGGCCGAGTCATCGCGGGCCGCAAGGTGGATGACGTTGTCTCCAACCGCACCTCCTGCGATGGTCGTCAGACGCTTGAACTCTTCCTTCAAGGCCGTCTGGTCGTTCGTTGGCGTGTATTGCCCCGTGCCGTATCCCACCTCGGTGATGACGACGGGCGCGGTACCAGACTGCTCGGCGTTGACGACCTCTGCCAGACCGGCATCAGTGATCAAAATTGTGTTGGCCATTATTCGGCACCTCCTTGTTTCGCCAGAGCAGCAGCCACATCAACAACGGCTTTCAGAGTTGCTGGCGTGATGAGCTTCGTCGTCGACGTGCCAACCTTCGCCTCTTCAACCGTAGCAATTCGCGCATCGAGCGCAGCCTTTCCTGTCGCGGGCGTCATTGCCTTCAGAGCGTCTGTTCCGGCTGTAGCTTCAACCGCAGAAGCAATCTGAATCAGCCCCTTGGCGGCTTCACTTGCGTCCGGGGTCGCCTCATCGACGACAGCCTTTAAACCCGCAGGAGTAACGGCGCGTTCTTTGTCCGTCCCTGCCTTTGCCTCTGCCTCGGTCGCCAATTCGACAAGACCGTTTCGTCCGGTCGTA